AGCTGCCGCTCGGTTGATAGTCTTCAGGATGGATAGCAAAAGAAAATAAATAAATTCCTGGCGAAGGAATGTTTTTATGATGCTTCCATGGTTGTATTAAGTTATAATAGTTACTTTCTCTATTTGTAACTCTTTCTATACTATTAAAAGTAATTGATAAAGTATCAATTGTATTTTCGGAATATATTGTATTTATGATTTCTATATATCCATCGTCATTAATAATATAATCACTGTTAATTGTAATAGTTGTCTCGTCAACATTTATAACTTTATAAATATTATTATAATATTTACTATTATATATTCTTATATTATCATCTATTTGTATTAAATGTTTATTACCTATAATTAATTTTATTTGCTTATTATTTAAATTAGCGACTGTTCTAAATTTATATATTTTTACAAATTCATATTTATTCCATATTTTACTTTGACATGTCCATAATAATTCTTTTATTGGATTTACAAAATACAATAATTGATTAATGTTTATAGAATTAATATTATTTACTGGTAAATATTGATGCTGATCTATCAAATATTCTAATGTATTTCTACCAAATTTTTTTCGTTCTTCTTGTTCTATATAAACATAATCTATATACAATGACACATTTAATATATTTATAAGTTCATTTATATTTACATTATCATGTAAATTACTTTCTATTGTTTCTACTACACAACATTCTGATAATTCTTTTAATTTTAAATTTACTTGAATATCATGATATCTTAAAGCTAAAGCTGGTAAAGAAATACCTGTGTATTTTGAAAACCAGAATGGCAATGGTATATATAATGAATAGGATTCTTTTTTATTTGCATCATAATTGATTAATTTAGGTATATTACCTATTATATTATTAAATGTATTAATATGATTTTGAGATAATGTTAGTTCATACCAAATATTTAACATATCTGCATTCAACCTATCTATTACTTGCCCACCAATTGAAATATCAATGGAATCTATTAATCTTAATCCTATTTTTGGAACCCATGAAAAACGATAATAATTTATATTCTCTATGTCTATTATATTTTTTATTTTTGTTAATTCATTAAACAATTGATTATTATATAATGATGTATTCTCACGATAAGTTACTAAAAATGTTTTTAATTTATTTTTAAATTCTATATTTTTTAAATTACTATAATTTGAAAATTGATATTCTGATTTTAATGATAATTCAAACATATAAACAATATCAAAATTTATGTAACTATTTATTTTTTTTATGAATACATTTGAATAAATATTATTATATTTATTATATTCTATCCAATTATCTGATTTTTTAAAAATATTTATTATATTCATTACTGAATTGTAATTCCCTGCTATACTAATTGATTCATTCCATAATAATCTCCATAAAACAAAAAAATATTTTATATATTGTTTATAATTTGTAAAATTATGTTTTACTTCATTATATTCTAATATAATATTATTTATAAATGTTTTGTTTTTTGGATGTATAATTGAATTATTAACTATTGGAATATGTACCTCTGGTAAATCTATTTTTAAATACATATGATTTATTAAATCGCCTGTTTTTGCAAGTGTGCAAGTTACGCTTTCGCCGAAATTTGGCGCTCCATCAAAAAATTCTTCTAATGTTTCTATTGAAAAATTTGTATATGTATAAAAAACTAATTTAAAAAAAGTTATTTGAGGTTTTGAAGTTATAAATAAATCTTCATTAGTCGAAGAAACTATTTGTAGTAATCCTCCACCCATTAATTTATAATAATATATTATTATAAATTAATACTTATATTAATTTATAATTTTAAAAATAATATAATATGACATTAGAAGAATCCGATAGATAAAGTAAATATTATTTAAAAATATTAAAAATAAAATATAAATAAATGTACTAACAATATAAAGATAACCTATAGCAATACCTACAAATACAATAACACTTTAATATAATTTCAAAAATATTTAATATAAAAAATAAAAATATATTATAATATATTATATATAATATATTTTTATAATATGGAATTAAAATCTGGCGATAATGATTATTATGCTATATATAAAGAATATAAACAAAAATATTTAGATTTAAAAAATAATATTTTAGGAGGTGGTAAAGGTAACGATGCATCTAAAGTACTTGATATAAAGAAAATATTTGAATCAATATCTTTTATTCAAGGTAGTGACAATAAAAAGAAAATAAAAGATTATAACACGATTATAAATAGAAGTATATTAAATCAATCTACAATAAAAGAATTACAATTAGATACAACTTCAAAAAAGTATGAAATTGTAAAAGAAACAATTAAAGAAAAAAAAATATTTGAATTTTTTGAACAAATAAAAAAAATTGAAAATCATAATATAGAATTACAAAGACTACAAAAACTACAAAAACAAAGAGATTCTATAACACAGAAAGAAGCTATAATTAATAATCTAAAAGGTGTACACAATTCTATAGTAAAAATAAAATCTATTCATTTCGACGAACAAAAAAATATACTTGATGATAATAATTATAATTCAATGATTTATTATCTTAGTTATGGAAATAATGAAAAAATTAACACATTTATTAATAATAATAATACAATGAATGATATGATTGCTTTAATAAAAAATATATTAAACCCATCTACCACAACAACACAATCAGCAGCTACACCTGCTGCTAGTACTACTAAAGTATCATCATCAAAGGAACGACAACGACTATCATCAGGGGAACAAGGACGACAAACACAAAATGTACCGCCACCGCCACCGCCACCACCAACAACAAAAACAACAAAAACAGATGTATCGCAACCACAACCACAAACTCAAAAACTTATTAATGAAGATATATCTCAAAAATCACAAAAAGCTCTTCAAGCAGCAGAAATAGCAAAATCACAACCAGTAAAAGAATGTACTGACAAAAAAATAAAAAAATTCAAAATTGATAATAATATATCACAATGTAAGTTTACAGATAAAGAAAAACTAAATGATATATATATTAAACAAATTAATTTTTTAAATAGTATAAAAAATCAAGTAAAAGATCAAGAATGTAAGGTTAACGTTGCCGAAAAAATAGCAAAACTTAATTATGAACGAGATAAATGTGAAGATAAAATACCTGATAACAAACAAGTATTAGATGATTTTGATGCTTCAGATCAATACAATCAAATAACACAAACGACAGAAAATGAAGCTAGTGACAAAAAAGTTAAACAAACAGAATTAGTAGCAGATAAATTTATGAATGTACAAAAAAAAACAGATAGTGTAAATAAAAAATTAAGAAATGCAGTATCAAAAGCAAGAGATAACATAGTACAAAAAAATGCTTATGAAGCTGATCTTCGAAATGCTCAAGCTTCATTTTCAGATTCAGATTCAGATTTATATTATACAGAATTAAATCAACAGCAACAACAAACAAAACCTGCTCCAATAGCAACAGCAACAGCAACAGCAACAGCAGCAACAGCAGCAGCTACAGCTGCAAAACTAGCACTAAAAGCACGAGCACAAACAGCACAAAAAGCACAACAACAAGAACAACAAGAACAACAAAAACAAGAAGAATATGATGATTATACTAGAAAGCGTCTAAATATTGATAATGATACAGATTCAGATAATAACTTTCAAACAGACTCTTTAAGTGGAGTTACAACTCCATCATCAACTCAATATTTTGATCAAAAAAATTATTTAATAAAAGTAGGTGATAAATTTTTAATTTTTGATATCAATGAATCACAAATGGCAAAAATTAAAGATATACAAACAAATTGTAATAAAATTATTAATTCACCGGATTTAAAAGAGTTTTATGATAATTTTAGTACATTTCATCAATTAAAAGAAGATGATGAGATTAAACATGGGAAATTAATTATAAATAAAAACAGATTTAAAGATTTGTTAACAGAAAAAAAAATAATAAATGCATATATAATAACAATATTAAGTATAAGTAGTGATAATAAATCATTTAAGATTGATGTATATGATTTAAGTAATAAATCAAATATAGCAGAATTTAATCAAAATATTGATAATATTGAAACTCGCATAAAAAATATTAAAGAATGTGATATAAAAGATGCTGATTTTGACAAAATAAGTATAGATAAAAAAGATTCAGATAATATGGCAAGATCAGTTGAGCAATTAAATAAAGTAATTGAAGATTATAAACAAATGATTATGGATAAACAACATGAAGATAATTTAAAATTAAATAAACTTAAACAAGAGCTAATTAATAAATTAACAATAATTAAAACTAGTAATAATATAACACAACAACATATTATAAATGAAGAATTAAATATTAATAAAAGATACAATGGTAGTATATTTTTTACAGTTGGTAATCCACAATTATTACAATTAATTAAAAATAAAATTAATAGTAATGTATTAGATGGAAGTATGATTTTAAAACTACAAAATGCACAAATTAATAAAGATGAAATTAATCATAACTCATATAAATTCGGAGAGTATATAAATAAATATACACCATATAGTACATATAATAATGCATATTTATTATTAGGTTTAGTAATATCTCATCAAAGATATATATTTTTTACAAAAAAGTTAATAAATAATTCTTTACCTGAATCTCCAGCTCCAGCTTCTAGAACTCGTTCTTTATCTCAAACAAGAAATGTTCCTTCAGAACCTCAAAAAAGAAATGCTTCTTTAAATATAGGAAGAAAGTAATTAATATAAGTGGATAGTTTTTAGATGTCCGACATGTAAAGTAGGTACTATAATAGGTTTTATTCCTGTTTCTTTAAAACAATTCTGACAAAAACTACAATCTTCAGAAGACAGATCTTTATAATTATCTATTTCTTGAACATTTAAAGTAAAATATGGATATGTCATTTTTTCAATAATATTTCTATGAATTTTAACAAATCCAAAACCAACAAAATCAGCTTCTAAAAAATCATTTGGTCTTTCTTTTGCTAATTCAACTAATTTATTTTTATCAAAAAATGGCATAAATTTATTTTTTTTAAAAAATTCAATATCCCATCGTCCAGCCATTACTTGATTTCCAAGATCTGAAACATACCATCCAGAAACAAAAGGATGTTCAATCCTAATTAATGTTTCTATTTGTTCAATTGTAAATTGAATATCACTATCTAACCAAATCAACCATTTAGCGTCTGGAGGACTTGGTGTTTCAAAGCCTTTACCTCCTGTAGCTAAATAATTTCTAGCAAAATTATGCATTTTTCCATTAGTAATTAAAATATCTGCATTATTTTTATCACACCAAGTTCTTAATTTTAAATATTGTTCAAGTAATTTACCATTAATTGAGGAACCAATCGGAATTAAAAAAATATAGTCTAACATTATATTTTTTTAATATAATTTAATCTTTATATTATTATATTCTTATTATAATTATATACTTTATATTATTATATTCTTATTATAATTATATACTTTATATAATTATATTCTTATTATAATTATATACTTTCTATAAATTGCCAATTATTATAATCACATATTTTTTTCCATATTTGATCATGTTCGTATAATTTTTCTTTAGATTTAAGAAAAGGGAAAGATGATAATAGATGATCAGCTTCCAACAATTCAAATAACTTACGAAAAACATAATTATTATTTAAAAAATTTTTTCTATTTTTTGGTTTGTATAAAATAAATGGTTCTTGTACTTCTTTAAACATTTGTCTTAATTTATCTTCTAATTCTCTATTAATAGAAGGTGGTGGTATACCATTAAGTTTATTAATTATATATGGTATATGTTCATAATAAAAATTTAAATTTAGCTTTTTAAGTATAGCTCTAATTGTATAATTATTAAGGGTTGAAAGATCTTCAATTCTTAATTTATTAATTTCATCTATGATTTTTTCAAAAACTTCATTAGGTATTTCAGTACTTTCTTTACCTTGAAATTGATTTAGTAATTCAGAAAAATGATTCATTCTTTTATATCCATTAGGTTTATTATCAACAATTTGATTTTTATAACTGGGAATATCACTATCGACTAATATAAAATCACAATTACCACATTGAACACATGAAATTAAACCATCTTGTAAATGTAATACTTTATCTATATTACACTGAGAACATATTTTAATTTTATTTTTTTTTTGTTTATAATTTAAATCTATTTGATTAGTTCTTTTTAAATATTTGTAAAATATTTGTGCTTTGTCATCATTTTTTTTAATATTAAATATATCAATAATTTCATTATTATCATTTTCATTATTATCATCATAATATTTACTTAATAAATCAATAGTATTATTAAAATAGTCAAGTGTATCAGACATATTATTTAAATTATCTATTTCATTTTGTATTTCAATAATATCATCTTTTATTTTTGCTTTTTTTATTATATCTTCTTCAATATAATCTATTGGATTTTTTTTATTTATAATATTATATTCTTCATTAAGCTGATATAATTTATTTTGTAATTTTAATAATACTTTGTCTCTTTTTTCAAATTCTTTCATTTTATCTTGATGCTTACTATCAAGAGTTCCGTGTATAAGTAATGATTTATTTAAAATATTATTACAAAAAGAAGAATATTTAATATTTTTATCTTTAAAATTTGATGAAAATTCAGACATTATAATTATTTATATATAAATAACTAATAACTTTATATATATTTAATTAAAAAAAATATATATAAATATAATTTAATTAGTTTTTTTTTAAATTTTTTTTCTTATACTATAATATATATAACACAATGGGTGGTGGTCTAATGCAACTTTAACGATAGAGTTGAACAGTCGACTACTTTATTGGTTCCATGTAATACCAATAAAGATAAATAGTGGAATACATGGTTTAATATAATTGGCTAGTCATAATATATTTATGGCGATACTTTTAAATTGCGGGAAACTCCTTAGAGCCTTAACTACTTCTTATGTTTTGTGAAAAACATAATATCCTTGGATAACGACCAAGGACATAGTAAAAATGTTAAGGATTGGACAATCCGCAGCCAAGCGACTCTAGTATATATGGGTAAAATACTAGAGTTGAAGGTTCAGAGACTATAATGAGTAGGCTTGAGAAAATCCCCTATTTTCGTTGACAGCTTAAGGTATAGTCCCGCTTATATCGAAAGATATAGGAATTTCGGGTCGCATATGGCGCTCAAGATGTTTACCTAACTGGTAATCCTCAAATTACTTTTTTCAAAGTTGTATATCGTAGACATACAAACTTTGCCGTAGAAAGCATTGAACAAACTTTCTCCGGTGCTGCAGATTTCGGACGTAAAGTATCTGCTACATTACAAAGAAATGGTGATCTTGTAAGTAATGTATATCTCCGTGTTGTTCTAAGTGGTGGAAATTCTGGCGATGACACCCAAAAATGGGCATGGGTACAAAAAGTAGGTCATGCTTTAATCTCTTCTGTCGAACTAAACATCGGTGGAACTAAAATTGATAAACAATATGGCGATTGGATGAATTGCTGGTATGAATTATCTCGTAAATTTGGCCAAGATCGCGGTTATGCTAAAATGATTGGAAACACCCCAGAATTAACCCAATTAGCCAAATCTCACCGTTCCGCGACTTTATATGTTCCTTTATATTTCTTCCACTGCAGAAACGACGGTCTTGCTCTACCTTTAATTGCTCTCCAATATCACGATGTCCGATATGAATTCGAATTCCGAAAACTCGAAGAATGCATTATATCTTCTGGATTCGTTTCTTCTACCCCTGGAAATCAATTAGGTCTCCGTATGGAAGCTGCTTCCCTCTTTGTAGACTATATCTACTTAGAATCCGAAGAACGTAAAAAATTCGCCCAAAATGCTCATGAATATCTTATCGAACAAGTACAATTCACTGGTGAAGAATCTGTATCTATCAACAGCAACAAATTCCGTCTTAACTTCAATCACCCTTGCAAAGCCCTTTACTGGAATCTTAAACTTGGACGTTATACTAACCCTTCTGGCGCTCATGCATTCCTTGCTTATGATTCCGCCGATGCTAATAATCTCCGAGTACAAGCTACTAAACGTTTTGTATTATCTCTAGCTAAATATACTAATACTAACCAACTTGACTTATCTAATAATCGCCTCCAACTCGCTACTGCAGTAACTAATGCAGCGCTTATAGCTAAATTCAATGCTGCCAACGCCGTTGCAATCAGTGTATCGGAATTAGATGTTGACAATATCACCATTCTCGGTGAATCCTTATCTATTGAAGATGTTTCTACCCCTGTTAGCAAATTATTTGGCACTACTGCTCGTACAACTCTAGGCCAAGGATCTTCTACTTATGACGTAGTTACTCGCCAATATGATAACTATGGTGTATACATGAATGGAACTGAAAACCCCGTACAACGTGGCCTCCTCCAACTTAACGGCCATGATCGCTTTTCCGAAAGAGATGGCAATTATTTCAACTACGTCCAACCCTGGCAACACCACAGCAACACTCCCTCCGATGGTCTTTGCATGTATTCTTTCTCTCTCAATCCCGAAGATCACCAACCATCCGGTACTTGCAACATGTCTCGTATCGACAACGCTACTCTCAACCTCACCTTCGGTGTTGATGGTGTAGCTGACTTCAAATCCACCTACCTTGCTGATGACAGCAAAATCTCCATCTATGCGCTAAACTACAACGTATTACGTATCCTTAGTGGTATGGGTGGATTAGCCTCGTATTGCATATACAGGGCACAAAAGTTACACGCCATTGTAAATGGGCTCTTACAATGGAAAAACGTTATGACTCCCACATGTAGTTTGTAACTAGTCAGAATAAATTCTGGCGACAAGACTAAATTGACGGGAACACCCTTAGAGCTCTTGCTACCACTCTAATTTCGAAAGTTTTTAGAGGACCACGGTTAATAGCCGTACCCAAAGGTAAAAAAGCAAGAGATTGGGCAATCCGCATCCAAGCTCCTAAAGCCGTTATTGATAAGGCTATGGAGAAGGTTCAGAGACTAGATAGTTTTGGGTTCTAGATAATTAATCATTATCGATAATGAACTTAAGGTATAGTCCGGCTGTAATTGAAAGATTATGGACTCACCGACTCTAACTAAAGCATTACTTAATTTAAAAAAATAAAAAAATATTTGATTTCAAAATAGTACAATATTACTATTTTAAAATTATATTTGTTATAATTATAAAAAAATTGAATTTTTAACATTTTAAAATAATTGATTTTATATTTTTTATATACATAACAAAAAATGGATATCCCTAAATTTATTAATATCAAAAAAGAAGATAATAAAACAATTAAAGAAATAAATCATGAAATAGTTGAATATAATGATAAACAATATATTGTAGCATATACTCCTTATAAAGATGAATATATATTATTTGTTTTTGATGCGGATGATAAAGATAAAGTATGTTATAATTCATGGTCTTATCGTAGTGATGGTGGTTATATAGGAAAATCTCATTATATTGATAATGATAATAAAAAAGTATTATTTTTACACAATTTAGTTATGAACAAATTAACATTTGAAGGTAAAGGTCAACAGCATACAGTCGATCATATTAATAGAGTAGGTCGTGATAACCGTAAAGAAAACTTACGTATGGCAACTTCACAATCAGCTCAAAACTTTAATACTAAAAAAAGAGAACGTAAAATTGAACTACCTGAAGGTTGTGATATTACTACAGATATGATCCCTAGAAATGTCTGGTATATTAAACCTAATGGTAAGCACGGAGATGGTTTTTGTATTGAAATCAAAGGTGTTCAGACACTGAATGAAGGGCAATTTACGTGGAAAAGTACTAGATCTATCAAAGTATCATTAAAAGTTAAATTACAAGAAACTAAATTAAAACTTCAAGAAATTATTAATAATAATCCTGAATTACAAGATCTATCTGATTTAGCTAATGAAGATCGTCGTAATGAATTAATTCAATCATTTAACGCTATATTAGAGAAAAGTAATTACCCTAAAGAAGTAATCAAAGCTAATTTAGTAGAATTAATTACAGATGCAGCTACACCAATAGTTATTAATAATAATGAAGAACAGATGGCTAAAACAGTAACTAATTTACATGCATCGGGTAAAAAATCAAACAAATTACCCAAAGATTGCGGTATTACTCCAGATATGATACCTAAATATTGTTATTATAATCCTGCTAATGATAAGTCAGGAGATCGATTTGTAATAGATAGACATCCTGGACTAGGTGATAAAAGACAATGGAATACTTCGTCGAGTAAGAAAGTAAATACCATTACTAAATTTGAATCATTGATTGAAAAATTAAAAGAGATAGAGATTAAAGATTAAAGATTAAATTATTTTATTAAATTTTATTAAATTATTAAATTATTAAATTATTAAATTATTAAGTATTAAATTATTTATTTTATGACTAATCTTTAATTTGTAATTTATTCATTGGTATATCATTTAATCTATTATTATAATTTTTTATATGATAAAAAATTAAATGTATAACATCAAAAATATTAAAATTCTTACTAAATGGATTATATCTAATAAATGTACAGTTCAATTTATTTTTTATTATTTCTTCTCTAATATTATCTTCTACTTTTTTATGATTATGTTGTAATTCATCACACTCTATTGCTAATTTATAATCAATAAAATATAAATCTATTCTATAATTATTACATTTATATTGTTTTATAATCTTTTCATATTTAAAAACTGTTATTATTTTAGATATAGTTTTTGTTTCAATACATTCACTAAAAGTATTTAAAATCTCTATATTAAATACTTTTGCCAATTTTATAGCATTATGTGATCTAGTTTTATTTAATAATAATTTTAAACCATCAAATGTTAAGAAAGTCATATCTTGATTTCCTCCTTGTGTTTTTACATTAAAAATACATTTATATTTATTATCGTAAAATTTAATAGAACTGCTAATATTTACAATACATAATATTTTACTAATATCTGTTGCTTTATAAAATTTTTCATTATCTTTTTCTAATACCATATAATTATATTCAATATCATCAATTATAATTTTATTTTCTTCAATTATAATTTTATTTTTTTCAGTCATAATAATATTATTAATGTTATTAAACATTTATATATGTTTTATTTTCAATATTTTTTTATTTAGAAACGCGACGGATCATATAATAACATAGCATACACTTATTAATAAAACAACTTAAAGTTTAATAAATTATATATTATATATAATGGATATCGTAAACGCTTTTATATCAAACGAAGAAACGTGTAATATAAATATTATTGGTTCTTATGACGAACCTCTATTTCAAGCAAATCAAATAGCTAAAATATTAGATAT